CGCTTCCGTACCTTTTAGGATACGAATCTGAGTCAGATCAGCCTCGCTTTTCTCGGCAATCGCCATCAGCTTTTGCAGCGCCATTTGGCCCGCGTAGCCATCATTTAGTACGGGAAAATACTCGGTGATCGGCTTGTCGGACAGGCTCCCGTAGTAGGTGCAAGCGAGCATCAGATTGCCGCTGGCCTTGCTGATGTGCCTGCGCCAGCTCCAGCCCGTCACCTCAAAGTCTTTACCCTCCATCCCCATGATGTCATCGTTGTGCAGCTTAAGCTTCTTCTCTTCTGGCGGAGGGAAAGGATGGCCACAGGCAGGGCACTCCTTGGCCGAGATATGCACCAGCTCGCTACAGTTGTCGCAGACCTTGACTGGGGCTTCACCATCCCCATCGCCGCCTTTCTTCGGGGGCTGCACAGCAGTGATCGGGCCATGCGTTTGCACCACACCTGCAAAGTCAAGCACCAAGCAGTGATCGATGTGGCTCTTGACGCGCATGCCACGGCCCGCCATCTGGACGTACAGGCTTGCGCTCATGGTCGGGCGCAGCATGGCGATCAAGTCAATATCGGGGTAATCGAACCCCGTTGTCAGCACGTTAGCGTTCGTTAGCGCACGCAACTTGCCAGCCTTAAAGTCATTGAGCATGCGCTTGCGCTCGGCCTTTGGCGTCTCTCCGGTGACGCACTGTGCGGCCACTCCATGCTGGCGCAAAACTTCGGCAACGTGCTCGGCGTGCTGCACACCAGTACAGAACACCAGCCAGGCCTTGCGGTCACCAGCCAATGCAATCACCTCCTGCACCACGCGCTGGTTGTTGTCGTCCGTGTCCACGGCGGCTTGCAGTTCGCTCTCAATGAACTCGCCCCCGCGCTTCTTGACGCCGGACGTATCGAGCTTGGCGCTGGTGACCTTCGATCGCAGCGTAGACAGGTAGCCCTTGAACACCAGCTCTTCGATGCTCACCGGCTCCAGCAGCGCATCAAAGAGCGCGGGCTTGTCAGTGATCAGGCCATGCCCCAAGCGGTATGGTGTGGCGGTAAGCCCCACAACGCGCAGCGCTGGGTTGATTGCCTTGAGATCGGCCAAGAGCTTGCGATAGCCTCCCTCTTCCTTGTGATTGACAAGGTGGCACTCGTCAATGATCACCAAGTCAAGGTGTCCCAGCAACTCGGCCTTGGTTCGCACGGACTGGATGCCAGCAAACGTGATTGGCTCGCCAATGTCTCGCTTTCCAATACCAGCGCTGTAGATGCCCATCGGTGCAGCAGGCCAGTGTAGACGCATCTTCTCGGCGTTCTGCTCGATCAACTCCTTGACATGGGTAAGCATTAGCACCCGAGTCTCAGGCCAGTTTTGTAATGCGTCCTTGCATAGCGCCGCCACGATGTGGCTCTTGCCTGACCCGGTGGGCAGCACCAGACACGGGTTGCCAGCGTTGCCCGCAGAAAACCAAGCATAGAGCTGGTCTATGGTGCGCTGTTGGTAGTCACGGAGCATCAGCCAACAATCCTTCCATTGAACTCCTCGCGCAGCTTGGCAATCTGATGCCCAGGATTCGCGCACTCGCTCGGATTGGCCAAGATCTCGCGGCTGCTATACACGCCATCGCCAGGCATCCCATTGGCGACGTCCTTGCCATTGATCACATAGATCGCCTTCCACTCGTTAGGGCCAGGCTTGCGCTGCCACGGCACCAGATCAGGATGCAGCACATGGCTCTCGCATCCCGTGCGCTGGGCGTCTAGCGGAATCGAATCATCCCAGCGGGCGCAGTGCCATGTGCTGTCGGACTTGGGTGTAGCGTGAGCGCAGGTGCGGCAGTTGGCGTGCTCCGTGGTCTTTGTCTCGTGGCAGAACTTGTGTGCATCGCAGAACTTGCACTGATACCAGCTCGGGTCTTCGCTGATCGGCGGTGGCATGCGCTCGGACAATGCAATGTAATGCCCACGACGCACATACTTTTCCGCGATTTCCTTGTCATATTTGACGCGTTCTGTATAGATTTGGTCGTTATCTTTACAGATGGCGAAGTAGAGCGCCCGCTCGATGCCCGTGCCGTGCATGTAAACCTGCATCTGCACAAAGTGCTCTGGCTTGGATTTCTCCACGCCGTTCTTGACCATGTCGTCGAATGACTTCTTGCTGTGGGTCTTGAACTCGGCCACATGCTGGGTTTTAGGAGCTTCTGGCACACCCTTCTCAATGATCCCGTCCAGTGAGCCAGAGACATGACTGCCGAAATCCACCCGGTGCTGGCTTGACACCTTTCGAACGTCTACGCCAACGGCCCGCAGGTCGGCAATGATGTTCGTCTCCTCCTGATGGCCACGGCGAAACAGGCGCAGGATTCGGCCGGGAAACTTGGGCTGTACAGCCCACCGGAACGACAGCCAAAGCCAGCGGTCACACACATGGCCCAGCGTGCTAACCCCTAGGTGCGGTCTAGGGGCTTCAGCCTTTTGCTCGTGGTGCTTGTCAATCAGCGCCTGGATGCTATGATCCGACTCGGGTATTTGCATTGCCCACTCCTTGTTTAGTTGTTTGATTGCCCCCGGCGTAAAAACCGGGGGCTATTTTTTTACTTCTTCGCCCAAGGCGGCGCAGCGCTCTTCGCTGCGGCAGGAGCAGGCGCAGCGGCCACCGTCGCCACCGGCGCAGGGCTACCGGACATCGACTTGTAGCCCTTGACCTCGTTTCCAGCGCCGTACTGAGCGTCTTCCTTGATGGAGAGCTTGATACCGAGCTGGCCACCGATGAGCTGGTCGGTGTCGGTCACCTTGCCCAGACCAATCGCCCGCATGATCTCACCCAGGTCAGCGCGGCCAATCTCCTCGGCCTTGGGGTTGGGGTTCTTGATGTTCAGATTACCGAACACCACTCGCCCCTGATGCGACGGGCCAGTGATGTCGTAGCGCAGCTTGATGTACTGGCCGGTGCCAGCCTTGGTGTCCTTCAGTTCGGCTTGGCTGATGGTGGCGGTGTACCAGCCAGCGGGCAGAGGTTCGAAAGCGCCGGTGTTGCCCTTGGGCAGTTCGTTGGCGTCAAAAGATTCGGGTAGGAAAGCCATGATTACTCCTTAACAGTGATTTTGAAAGACGGACGGCCCGGTTTGACCGTGATTGCACCAGCCAGAGGGCGAGTGATTGATTCGTCGGCCTGCTTCCAGGCTGACATGTTGATTTCAGGCTTCCACCTGAACAGATTAGGGAGGTGATCCGACAGGCCCATCTCAGCGGCCAACTCTTGCAGCTTGGTGGAATCGACCTTGCGGTCGATGCGGCCTTGGATCTTGACCACGAAACCCGTAGGCTCGGCTGTCTCGGTGGACTCAAACGCCTCGGGCAAACCCAGCATCTTGACGATCTGGTCTTCGATCTTGCGGCGCTCGGTGACGGCCTCCTCCTCGGAGGTTTTCCAGCGTAGCCAGTCGTTGCTTAGTTCTTTAAGGTCGGTCATTCGCGTACCTCCAGCATGGCGTCGGCCACCATGTAAGACGACTTCACAACGCCTGGAACATCGTCTAGGCCGCAATCAATATCCGATAACAATGCATGCATCGCCATCGCAGCAAAGAAATCACGCAGATCCATGCCGGGTTGCCCGTTGTAGGGTTTGGGGAATGCTTGAGGTTGATGGCTCATGCTCTGTCCCCAATTTTCTGAATGATCGCACCCAGATCCGGTGCCTCCCAAGCGGAGAGCTTGCCTGAGCGATCTTTGGCCAGCCACAGCCCGTCGCTGTCGCACATGATGGCACGCTGGGTCACGCCCTCGGCATCGCGCTCTACGCGCAGGGCCAGCACCTCGTCGAAGAAGTACGGCAGGCCTTGGGTCAGGCTCTTGCCGGGCATTCCGGGGTTGTAGAGCATCTTGCCCATCTCGTCTTGCGACTTCTCCAGTTTTGCGCTCATGTAAACGTGCTTGCCGGGCAGGTCGCGGAAGGCGCGGATTAGCTCTTGCATCGTGGTGTTCATCTCACCGTACGCTGCGCGGCCATCCTTGTTCTTCTTCATCTCGTGGTTGAGGACGACCTCAGCCACCTCGCTGATGCTGTCCAGCGCCACGGACTTGAACTGCCCAGCCTCGGCGCTGTCCTTGCACCAGCTAAAAGCCTCACGCAGATCGTCCATCGAAGCGATCTCGATGTAAGGCAAGTCTGCGTCCTGAATGGACAGCAGGCCACCCTCAGCCGAGAGCACGATGGGATTTGGCAGCGTCTTGATGAGGCTGGTCTTACCGGCACCGGCTTGCCCGTAAACGAGCAGCTTGACGCCGTTGGCAGATAGACTGCCAGTGGTCTTCAGATTGATTGCCATGCGGCACTCCTGTTTTTGCACCTCCTTCTGGAAATCAGTTCGAGGTGTGTTGCAACTCTAGTCGATTTCGCGGTACGATGTCAACACCGCATGAAAAAAAATCCAGAAGGACAAAAATGAAGACTGAAGAAGCGGTCGCCTACTACGGCGGCACGAAGAAATTAGCGGATGCACTAGGAGTGTGGCCCCAGGTGATCTACGCCTGGGGAGAGCGGCCCCCGATGTCGCGCCAGTATGAGCTGGAGGTGAAGACCGAGGGCGAACTCAAGGCAGATCGGGAGTCAGTTGATGGCTGACCTCTCCAACATCCTAGGTGGCCCGTGGTCACCCTCGCCACAGCGACAGATCGCTCCTCCTGACGTTCAGCTCATCGACGCCATTCGCGCAGCCGGTCTCGAGCCGCCTGATGAGGTGCATCTGGACGGCACGATTCACCGCTTCAAATCCGGCAGCAAAGGCTCGCCCGGTCATGGCGATAAACCGGGCTGGTATCTGGTCTTTGGCGACGGCATCCCCGCTGGGCGCTTTGGCTGCTGGCGCTCAGGCATTGAGGTGACATGGCGCGCTGAGGTCGGGCGCAAGCTCACCCACACCGAGGAGATGGCCAACGCAAAGCGTCTGGCTGAGGCCAAAGCCCTCAGAGATGCAGCTCTGGAGCGCCAGCACCAAGTGGCCAGCGAGACGGTCGAGCAGATCTGGGCCAACGCGAACCCTGCTAGTCCCGAGCACCCCTACCTCGTGGCCAAAGGCATTGGCGTGCATGGCGCACGCATTACCGGCGACGGGCGCCTTGTCGTGCCACTCTATGACGCCGATGGGACGCTGTCGAGCCTCCAGTACATCGACCATCAAGGCGGCAAGCTCTATCACCCTGGCGGGCAGACGGGCGGAAAGTTCTGGCAGCTCGGCTCGATGGACGAACCGGGCACGATCTACGTCGCAGAGGGCTTTGCCACCGCTGCAACGATTCATGAAACGATTGATCGGCCCGTGATCATTGCCTACAGTGCGTCCAACCTCGTAACGGTCACCGGCAAGCTGCGGGAGATTTATGGTGCAGCGCAGGATCTGGTGATCGTGGCTGACAATGACAAGTCAGGCGTTGGCCAGCGCTACGCCGAGCAGGCCTGCGCCAAGTTTGGAGCGCGCATGGTTATGCCTCCAGAACCTGGCGATGCTAATGATTATGCCCAAGCCGGAAACGATTTGGCGAGCCTTCTCGCACCCGCTGCCGATGATTGGTTAGTTCCCGCAGACGACTTCTCCGCACAGCCCAGTCCCATCTCGTGGCTGGTCAAGCGCTGGATCCAAGACCACGCCCTTGTTATGGTTCACGGCCCCTCTGGCGGTGGCAAGACGTTCGTCGTTCTGGACTGGTGTCTGCGTATCTCCAGCTCTAGCGCCGACTGGTGCGGCAACAAAGTGCGCCACGGCAACGTCGTCTATCTAGCCGGTGAAGGTCACCACGGACTTCGTGGACGCATTGCCGCATGGAAACACCAGCACAAGCCCGGCCCGATCAACATGTGGCTGTCCAAGCACGGCTGTGATCTGAACACGCCCGCTGGATACCTCAAAGTGGTCGAGCACATCCGCATGCTGCCCAGCCCCCCGAAGGTGATCGTGGTCGATACCCTGCACCGCTTCCTAGCCGGCGACGAGAACAGCGCCCAAGACGCCAAGACCATGCTGGACGCCTGCGGCAATCTCATGCAGGAGTTCGACTGCTCGGTGATCCTGGTGCACCACACCGGCGTATCTGAGGAGGCCCAGCACCGCGCTCGAGGATCCTCCGCTTGGCGCGGTGCATTAGATATTGAGATAAGTGTGATCCCCGCCGGGCCAAATAGCCCCATGCAATTGGTTCAGAGAAAGTCCAAGGATGCGGAGCTTGCAAAGCCAGTGTTCTTGGATTTGCAGCAGGTCACTATTCCGGGATGGTATGACGAAGATAATCAGGCGGTAACTAGCGCCGTGGTTATTGAGTCGCAAGCCCCAGCAGCACCGACTAAGAAGGACTCCAAGATAGATGGGTTTAGGAAGGTGTGGGAAAACGCTTGGTGGGCCAGCGGTGCGGAGGATCTGGGCGGTGCACCGTACCTCACCAGATCAGCGCTCAAGGACAAGCTGGCGGCTGATGGCAATGCAGAGCGCACCATCAGGAACATGGTGAACCCGTCGTACAACGACAAAATGATAGGTGCGATGCTCCAGGCTGGGATGATCGAGGCCACCGAGCATGGGTGGATCATGGTCGATGAGGCCAACGCCAGTGCGTTGATGTTACGCAAAAATGTTTAATGTGGGGTTTGTGAGAATGTGGGAAAAGTTGACCCTGGATGACCCTAGGGTCATGACCCTGACCAGGGTCAAA